CCCATGATGCGAGCCATTAACGGCCCTTATGTTCCAATTGCTTTCCTTGTTCCATAGCACTAAAGCTGCTGAGAACTCTAAGGGTGTAAGCAATGATCCGGCATATTGCTGAATTGTTTTAACTTCAACTGCACTTGCTTCAGGGCTACCAAGCAATAAACATAGCCCTGCCAATAGATGCACAACACACCGCCGGGCTATCCCTGAAGGGCCCTGCCGTGCGCTATGCATCGTATCCACGCCGTCAAGCATCAGCGTGAATCTTGGGCGTTTCCCACAATTATGAAGGCCTGTGGATAACCCCTGTGGATAACTAATGCGTAAGCAACCAAATCATTGCAAGGCCAAGAACGCATTGAACAATGACAAGAATGCGAATCAACTTAGCTTTGGTCATGACTGGGCCTCCAATAGACACACGCCCATGTTGCCACATCGGGTGCATTGCAATACTTTCACATGATTCGGGAGGTTATCGGTAATGATTCGCTCAATTTGCTTAGTTATTTTTTTGCATTTACGGCATTCAAACTCAATGCTCATTTGCATTCCCAACACGCCCAACGCCGGTCAACGCGTGGGTCATAACGCCATCGCCCAGTTGCCAACTCTCTACGCTCGCCGCATATTGAGCACACCTCACTTGGAATGATGGCTGCCCATCCCATTATTTCACCGCAGCAATCTTGGGAACCCACTTGCCTTCACTGTTCAGGACAAACCAAATTGGCTCACATTGCTCCTTCACTACATAGTTTGTGCAGCGCATGCCATAGTACGCACGGCCATTCTTCTCACCTTCAATCACCGTTCTATCGCCATGCTTGCAATGCCAGGCATCAAAGGCTTCAGCCGGTGTTGGCGGTGTCGCCCACGGATCATGTTGTTCTTGCTGCGTTTCTTTTATTTTTGTGACCGTTGCCTTAGGTACTTCTTGCCGTGCTTTGATTTCATCAGCACTAGCAATCTTCTTTGAAGCTAATCCCACTGCAATGGCACATCGGCCCCACGCACTTGTTTCAGCATTCATCAGCTCACTGCCCTTTGTGTATGGGGTGCGACCTGGTACTTCTTCCCAGGCACATGCAATGGCAGGGCATGGATCAAACGGGTCACGATAGAACGCGGCAGTGTAGGCAATATAAGTGAGCCCACCAATCTCAACTACTTTGAAAGGCTCATTTGGGTTTGCTGGTCTAAACACGCCTTCAGGAAATATCTCCTTTATCTTGCGCATTCTTTCAGCCACATCCACATAATCATCCATGTTGAAACTCATAACATCATCCCTTCATCCACTGCACGCCAAATGGTGCATTCATTGCCGTTTTGATTTTTTCTAGTAAGCCCTGAATCAATAATGAATCCCTGTGTTTCCAAGGACTTACGCAAGGGCCTGACCGAATTGCCCGGAATGGACAAAGTGGCCTCAATTTCATAATCGGTTACTCCACGCAATCCAGCCCGAACCAGCAGCTCATAAATCCTCAAGCGCAATGACCCAGTTTCAGGATACTTGCGCATCGCTGCATCTACTGATGTGCGTTTAGCGTTGCGTGCAATGATTATCGCGTTATCGCTGACTGTTGGCGGCTTCACGCTTGCCCACTGCCTTCCCCAAGTCAAAGCCGGCACGGTGGCCTTGATCTAAACCAATCTCCTTGCCAAGCAAGAATCCGGCAATCATTGGCAATCCAAGAACAATCACTGACCCAACAAAAATGCCAGCATCAGATAATGTTGAAATGAAATCAATCACTTAGTATCCTCGCTTTCCATTCTCCAAAAAGTTTGAATTGTCTTATCCATGTCAAAACGGTAATGACCGCCAAGGGGCTTATATGCCTCAATCTTGCGCTCGCGTACTAGCCGGCGCAATGTGCTTGGTGTGATTTCTAAGATATTTGCCATCTCTGTTGTGCTCAAATACTCCGGTTCTAGGATGCTCATATTGTTTCCCAAGATCCAGCGTAATCAGTCAGAATGACAACCTCGCCCGTTCCAATATCAAATGCAGCTTCATGAGGCTCAGCAATAGATTTCAAGAATGCTGAAGCTAAAATGTAATCAGAATATGTATCAACCCAATGGGCGTAGCCCCAGGCAAATGAAATTTCAGTGTCATGAATAACCGGCTCAAAACGCATAACCTTCTTTTCCCAATCCTTGCCCCATTGCATTGAGGTTGTGGTTAGGTGCTCAAAATCGTTTTTGGTAAGCTCTAAGGTTATCTTCATGACTGACCCATTTTCTTAAATTGGGCATCAATCTCTTTGATTGTGTATTGCTCGCATGTATCGCACATGCAGTCAGCCGCAGCCTGGAACGCCTTGGATTGTTTGCTTAAGTGGTCACTAATTTCAATGTATAAATCTGCCATTCTTGACATGTGAGGCCCTTCGTCTATATCGCCGTGTTGCGATGAACCAAATATAGACGATATGCACGAAATGCACAACATCAACACCGTTCGGCGTGTCTAACGCTCCAAAAGGATGGTGTAGATATGGTCTAGGCGTGCTTCCAGCCTGTTGACCTGCTCTTTTAGGCTATGACCGTTGGCCTTGGGCCCTATCTCAGCCATGATTGAGCGCACTATAAATCTGACTGCCCCATAAAGCCCGGACAGGATGGCCATCACGCCTACGACAACGGCCACCCATGCCTGGGCCTCCATCTTACTTCTTGCCCAAATTGATTGATGAATCCTTAGGGTCAACCGCACGCAAGATAGGCCCAATAAAGCCGGCCAGTAGTGCATTTAGCAGAATCTTAGGATCAGAAATCCCGGATAGGTAAAGGGCTGCAACTGATGCAAGTGAAGCTCGTAAATACGACAAGGCCGCCGTCTTAATTTGCTGATTCATTTCTTGTCTCCTTGTATTTTCTTAATTAATGCCTCCACCTTGGCTGCACTAATAGCGATTTCAAAATGCATTTCATCCTTGCGATTGCGGTAATCACCGCCCCAAATGCATCCCCATTTTTTTGCCAAGGCCCTGATCATTGGTACTTTTTCTAAAGGAAATGTGCCGACTTTACCCAACGGATGCCGGGAGGCATTCAGATCTAGGGCCGTGCCGGATGAGTGATTGCTGAGTTTTGTAGTTTCCCCACGGATTGGCCGGTAACAATAACCCCAATCGTCAAGTGAACCGACATCAAGCGGCTCAATCAGCTCATGGAATTCAGCAGCTAATCCAATTAGCAAGGGTGCAACCGCTTCGGCACAACGCAGCTTGATTGCCGTGCCTGGTACTGGATAGGACTTTATCCCTAACTCAGCCTGATCCTTGGAAGCGGGCCAACCGTTTGCGCTAGTCTCCATTTAACGCAATAGCAACTTAGCCTCATCGGCAGTAATGCCTAACTTGACTAATAGTGCTTCTTTGTCGGCTTTTGCTTTTGCAATTTCAGCCTCAATTGCCAATTCATTATCAGCCCACTCAGCAATCTTTGTCTCGTAATCTTCAGCATTTAGTTCTGTATAACCCGTTTGTTCACTTCCTACTTGAAGCGTTGGGTGCTTTGTTTTAAGTGCTGCGATTTTGTCTGATTTTGTTGTCATTAGTCTGCCAATCCATAAACGGCAATAAAGCCGCCTATATTTCCACTCGATGAGGATAAAATAAAGCCAGTCGCAGAGTTTGCGCCTAAAGTGTCATTTGTGCCGCTCCCCGACAATGCGTCAAGGGCAAGTCGTTGCGCACCTATGTACGACATTTGCGTTGGCGTTGCGTCAATCGCAACATTCATTGTTAAATGCGATGCCTCGGACTCTAAAAGCATTAAAGTATTTTGACTCACATTAGTAAAAACCGTGTTAACGCCATCGTTTAACCTATTGCCGTAATAATTTACTGTATGCGTTGTTGGCCCTGATTTCCTCCATTGAAAATATAAAGATGCGCTACTAGATCCAACAATGTTTGACATAACAACCAAATAATTATTGTAAGTGCTGGTGAATACGCCATCGAAAGTAGTACCAGTATTGGCTACGCCTGAAAATGATGCTGAAGTAACTTTTGTCAATCCGCTTGCCGTTGCTGAAGGCGTAGCCCAGGTTGGGATGCCACCCGCAACGGTAATAACTTGGCCAGTGCTTCCAATGCCTAAACGCGCCGGCGTTGATCCACTTGACGAATAAACCATGTCGCCGGTTGTAGTCATTGGGTTAGTCATGCCGGTAGTATCTAGATTAGTCCAGGCACTGCCGGTGTAATAAGTAGTCACATTTGTGTCTTTAAGATAGGCAAACTGCCCTTCTTGGGGTGATGTTATAGCTGCATCCCGCGCTGCTGCTGAGGCAAACACCAGCACGCCTTGCATAAGGTAGCCGTTAGTATCTGCCGCCGTAAGTACCTCGCCCGTGGTAAAGGTCTTAAAGCCTAATCCTGCTGCCATTTCTCCTCCTTAGTAACTCAAAACACTCTCGTCAAGAATACCTGACAAAGTGCTATTCAGAATGAAACCATCAATTATGGGTTCAAGTGTCGTCATTTTCACTCGCCAAGAATTTGGCGTGATTTCCATGTGCTTGCCAAAAACTTGAAGGGTCTTGGTTAGTGTCGTTCCGCCTGGTTGATTGGTTGTGATTGTCACCGGGTCAAAGTAATCAAGGTCAAGGGCTGCAATTATCCCTGCATCATAATTGGCGGTGTATAAATCCAATTGGATTTCATCGCATCTTACGGTTGTTTCAGCTCTTGAAGCAACATAAGCCTGGGCGTAATTAAGGGCTTCGGCCGTGGTCTGCATCAATAGATTTTGCTGGTTGTAAGAGTGCAAGAAATACTTGGCAATACTTGCTGCATCGGAGGCGGTCTGAGTGGCCAAGCCTGTGGCAGTAATGTTGGCCTCATTGTAAACAAGGGTGTCATTTGTCACCCACATAGCATTGAAATAATCAATAGGCGTTCCATCATCATTGAACACAACGGGTGTTGCTGCAACACTTGATGCCGTCAAATTTCTATCTT